AAAGTAAAGTAAAAGAAAGTAAAGTAAAAGAAAGTAAAGTAAAAGAAACAAAGGAAACAAAGAAAAAAGAATATATTGATTTTTCAAAACTTTTAAATACTGAACCTGTAGAACTACAAAAAGCTTTAAAAAACTACATACAGCATAGAAAATTAATTAAAAAACCTATTAAAAGCATTGTTGCATTAGAACTTATTATAAAAAAAGCCAAAGAACTTGGCGAACCAATAGCAGTAATTGAACAAAGCATTGCAAATGGTTGGCAAGGTTTATTTGAGGTAAAAAAAGTTAAAAATAACAGTTTAGAAACAAGCCAAAATGGAAATGTATTTTCAAGACTATTGGAAAAGGAGTTGAGCAAAAATGGACAAAGTTGAAACCTTAGCAATATTGAATGTTATAAAGATTTCATATCCTTATTTTTACAAAGACCTAAAGGATTCCGAAGCTGAAAATATGCTTAATGTTTGGGCAATGATGTTTGAAAATGATAATGCAAGAATTGTTGTTGAAGCAGTTAAAGCAGTTATTACAAGTTCTAAATATCCGCCAAATATTGCTGATATAAAAGAAAAGATTACATTATTAACAAAAGATGAAGGATTGACAGAAATGGAAGCATGGGGAATTGTTTACAAAGCAATTTGCAGTTCGGGTTATAACAGTATCGAAAACTTTGAAAAATTACCTGTAACGTTACAGAAAATAATAGGTAGTGCAAAACAATTAAAAGAATGGGCTATAACAGAAAATTTGAATATTCAAGTAGTGCAAAGTAATTTCATGCGAAGTTACAAAGTTATGCAAGAAAGAAATAATTTGATTAACAAATTGCCTGAAAGTTGTAAAAATATGATTAATAAAGGGGTTGACCAATTATGTCTGGATGTATTAAATGTAACGGAAAAGGATTTATAAGTTTTAAATCAAGTTACATGGGTTGTGAAAGTTTTGATTATAAGTCCTGTACATGTTTAGATTTATTTTTAAAAACCGCTTCACCTATTGAAATTGTGGATTATTGCAGAAAAGGCATTATTAATTTAAAGCAAGTTAAAATGTTTGATGATGAAGGTTTGGCAGATTGTCCATTTGATTAAATTAAACCAAAGGAGAACACAAAAAATGAATGAAATAACTGTAATTGTTGATAGTCGTGAACGTTGTAATATGAATATTTTAAAGTATTTAAACGAAAATAATATTAAATGGATTGTGGAAAAATTAGACTTTGGGGATTATACCTGCAAAGTAAACCTTGACGGAAAAGAAGTTGACCTTAGAAATATTTTGGTAATTGAAAGAAAAAATTCGCTTACAGAAATATCAAATAACTTTTGTAGGTGTAGAAACCAGTTTGAAACAGAGTTTTGTAAAGGAATAAACGCAGGTGCTAAGTGGGTTTTGCTTGTGGAGGACGAAAAAGTAAGGGAGAAATGTAAGTTAAGGATTGAAATGGATAAAGTAGGAATTGACCAAGAAACAATTTTTCGAAAAACTTGGAGAAGCAGAATGTCAGGTAATGCAATGACGGCAAGTTTTAAAGCATTCAAAGAACGGTACAACTTAGAATTAGTGTTTTGCAAACAGAAAGATACAGCAAAGCGAATGCTAGAAATATTTGATAGGGAAGTTGAAAGTATTAAATTATTAAATAAAGGAGATGATTAAATGGATTATGAAATAAAAAAAATATCAAGAAACGAAACAAAAGACTTTATTATTAACATACATTATGCACACCGTATGCCAAGTATAAGTTGGGCATATGGAATGTATGATAATGGTGAATTAATTGGAATTTGTACATATGGGAAACCAGCATCACCGTCTTTATGTATAGGAGTTTGTGGAGTTGAAAACTCTAAATATGTTCAAGAATTAAATCGCTTGGTCTTAAAATATAACAAACCAAATCAAGCAAGTTATTTAATATCTAAAACATTGAAGATGCTACCTAAACCAATGGTTATAGTTAGTTATGCAGATACTGAACAAGAACATAAGGGGATAATATATCAAGCTACAAATTTCTTTTTTACTGGTACATCTAAACCAAGAACAGATATGGCTGGAAAAGATGGTAAACATAGCCGACACCATTTAGGGGATAGGACACAAAGAGTTAACAGAAGTGCTAAACATAGATATATATATTTATTAGGTACAAAAAAAGAAGTAAAAAAATTAAAAAAAGAATTAAAATATCCTATATTAGAATATCCTAAATTATTTAATAAATAAAATACTTGCATTATTTAATTATTTAATATATAATATATTTAGAACCTGTGGACGGTCACCGTCAAGGTATGGAGGTAATAAAATGAAAAAGTGTATATTTAGAGGTAAAGATTCTGGGCTATATTATGGGGAAGAAATTTCTATTGAAGGTCAAAAGGCAGTAATAAGAAACGCACGAAATCTGTATTATTGGGAAGGTGCTACACGGATAGAACAACTAGCTACAGATGGAACTAACAAACCTGATAGATGTAAATTTACGCAGACAGTGAGCGAAATAGAAATATATGATTTGGTGCAAAAAATACCTTGCACCGAGAAGGCTATAAAGAACATTGAGGAGGTGAAAGAATGGAAAATATAGATATTTTTTTGAGTAAGTTGTCTGGGTATGGGTCTGGGTCTGGGTCTGGGTATGGGTCTGGGTCTGAGTCTGGGTCTGGGTATGGGTATGGGTCTGGGTATGGGTCTGGGTATGTGTCTGGGTCTGGGTCTGGGTATGGGTATGGGTCTGGGTCTGGGTCTGGGTATGGGTCTGGGTCTGGGTATGGGTATGGGTCTGGGTCTGGGTCTGGGTATGGGTCTGGGTCTGGGTATGGGTATGTGTCTGGGTTTGGGTATGGGTCTGGGTATGGGTCTGGGTATGGGTATGGGTATAAAATAAATAGTATGATGATACATAACATTGATGGTATTAATACTATTATTAATATTATAAAAAGTAACATAGCAAAAGGATTTATTGTTAAACCTGACCAAACATTAGAAAAAACTTATCTTGTAAAACAAAATAAGTTTTTTGCACATGGTAAAACATTAAAAGAAGCGTTAAAAAGTCTTGAAAAAAAGATTATTGCTAATTTAGAACCTGAGGAAGTAATTGAAAAGTTTCTAGATGAAGTAGATTTAGAAAAAAAATATACTGGTCAATACTTTTTTGATTGGCATGGAAAACTAACAGGTAGTTGTTTGCAAGGTAGGGAAACATTTATAAAAAATAATGGTATTAAATTAACTGACAAATACACGGTTTTTGAGTTTATTGAGTTGGTTAAAAATGAGTTTGGTGGAGAAATTATAAAGATGTTAGAAGATAGAATTAAGGAGGTGAAAAATTGAAAAAGTTTAAACCAGTGCAGATTGAAGCTGATTTGCAGGAACATTTTAAAATTGCTTGTGCAAACGAAGGTTTTTTTATGGGTGAAATATTAAACGCAATTATTAATAAATGGATGATGGAGGTTGGATATGACAAAACTAGAAGAGCTCCTGCAAAAATGGAACAAAGCTGAAAAATATTTTGCTAGAGAGGATATAACAGCAGAAGTTAAGCAAAGTTATGAGAAACAAACAATTGAGTTATGTAAGCAAATAGGCGAATTATGGGGGGAAAATAAAAATGCACATTGAACAAATGCAAAATCTAATAGGGAAAATAATTAAACCAAAAAATAAAAATTGTGTGCTTGATGGTAAATTTGAGATGATTATAAACGTGAAAAATTTCGATTTTTGGGTGGTATAAATTTAAATTGGGAGGATGCCATATGTGTAAAAACTGCAAAAATTACATAATAGTAAGAAATGATGACGGCTCGACAAGTTGTAAGTGCAAAAAAAGTAATGAAAATGTGTGTGGATATCAAAAAAAATGCAATGATACAAATTAAGCATTATTTGACGTTTTAAGCGACATTTTAAGTTAGACGTAAATTTATATTACTTTATAATAAAAATTGAATGTACCCACCAAAGAATTAATAATTTGCGGTTTTAAATTGAAGGGAGAATATGAGATATGAAAAATACACAAGAATTTTTAAATAAAGCTAAGTTGTATAAAGTAGAAATGTATATATTGGACATTGATAATCATTATGGTATCTTAGAACATATAATAGAACATATCAATGACAGGTTAGAAAATGTTAGTTTACATGCTTATAACATTCATACTGTTGAGTTTGAATGGTGTGATGAGCATATTTTGAATTATAGTACTTGTAAATATGAGGATTATAAAGGGATGTTTGGATTGAAGAGAGAATATGAAAATGGATATTAAAAAAATAGTAGCATCTGCAATATTTGAAAATTGTGAAATATCTGAAATTGATTATGAATTTTACTTAAAAGATTTAAAAATGGATTATTTGCAGGAGATTTATGCTCAAAGTGGGAGGTTAAAATGAATATAAAAATAACTTGGGAAGGTTTAATTTTTGGCATATTAATTAATATAATTATATTTCTAATATTAGATAAATCTTGAAAATGGAGGTTAAACCATGGATAAATCCGATTTCCAAACAATTAGAAGATTTCTAGAGGAAGAATTAAGCAATTATAAACGTATGCAAGGAATTGTAAAGGGTGTTGACATTGAAGGTATAGGAGTACAAGCTCAGGTTTTGTCGGGTATGCCTCACAGTGTTACAAATAAGTTCAGTTCGGTTGTTGAAGTCCAAGCGTTCGACAGAAAAGAACTAAAGGAACTAAAAAAAGATATAAACAGAATTAAAAACTGTTTATCAATCTTGAAGCAAGATATACTTTTGTTTACAGTAACAGAATTAATCATAAATGGTAATACATTACAATATACAATAAAAAAATATAAACAAATAACAGGTGAATATTACAGCGAAGGCTACTTTAAAGATAAAAGAAAAAAAGCTTTGAACGAAATGACCAAACACTTGATTGATATTAAGTTTCGGGTTAGACCCTCTTAGGAGGGTTTTTTTGTGCAATAAGTTCAGGCAATAAGTTCAGGCAATAAGTTCAGTGTGGTCGACATAAAAAATAGTAAAAATGTAAATAAAATAGTAAAAATAAACATATTTAAATAACATAATATCATATATTTTTTATATTGTCAACTATGTTTTAAAATGGCTTTATTACTATATTTCAATGTTTTAAAAATAATTTATTCTAATAAATATAAATTAAAAAATAAATTTTAAAAAAAGTGTTAAGTTATTTTTAAAAAGTAACGATAGATATTTTGAGGTGATAAACACCTACTAAATATTAAAGGGGTTCGAGAATATGAAAAATTATTTTACCGCAACAACTTTGGAAAAATTGAAAAAAGAGTATAAAAAATTAGCAATGGAAAATCACCCTGATAGAGGTGGCAATGAGGAAATAATGAAAAAAATAAATAACGAATATGAAAAGTTATTCAAAATATTAAAAGATACACACAACATAAACGCAACAAATGATACAACAGGTAAAACAAAAAAAACAAACGAAATGTCGAAAGACTATGTTAATGCAATTATGACAATAATAAATATTGAAGATATAACAATTGAATTGTGCGGTTCGTGGTTATGGGTATCGTGGAATACATTCAAACATAAAGAAATATTTAAAAAAGCTGGGTATGAATGGTCAAAAGGTAAAAAAGAGTGGTATTGGAAGCCATCTAGTCAAGAAGGTTATAAGTTTTATAGAGGTAATAAAAGTAAGGATTATATAAGGAAAACCTTTGGTAGTGAAAAAATTGATATAAAACAAAAACAATGTTTAGTATAATTAAAACCATTCGGGGTTTTTTCTTTTTATTACTTCTAATAAATAAAAACTATTTAAAAAAGTATTTAAAAAACTATTGACAAAACTATTTATTTATGATAATATTAGATTAAAGGAGGTTTTCTTATGTACAGTACAAAAAGCAAGTTAACACAAGCGGTTTGTGAAAAATTGGGTTTTAAATTTGAATCAGGTTTTATACAGACAATGAAAAGAAAAGATAGAATTTATGTAAAAGGAACATTGGGGAAACCCGAAGAGTTTCAGGCTTTATTGAGAAAAGTAAAAGCAAATGGTTATATTTATGCCGGAAGAAAAGATATTTAAATTAATTTAAACATCTTCGGAGGTTTTCTTTTGTCTAAAAAATAGTTAAAAATAAATTAAAAAATAAATTTTAAAAAAGTGTTAAGTAATATTTAAATTTGTACGATATACATTACAAGAAACAAAAAAATAAAAAAAAGGGGTTGGCGAATATGAAAAGCTATTATAAATTAAATGGTATAACAGTTATGAAGAATGGTTGGACAGGTTGGATTGAGGCAATTTATAAAACTGAATATATTGATAATATAAGATATGATAAAGATGTGATAATAACAGATGAAGAAATTGAAAACATAATAAAAAATGGTAAATATTGGGAAACATAATAAAAAAAGTGTTAAGTAAAAAACAAAAACATACGATATATATAATAGCACCGCAAGGTGACTAAAAATTAAAGGGGTTTGAGAATATGATTAAAATGATAAACAAAAAAGATTTAGAAGTATTAAAAGAAGAAATAGAAATATTGAAAAAGAAATATATTAAACAGCCAAGAAAAGTTATGAATCTTATTCACAGTAAAACGATGGAATTTATTAAAAATAAAAAAGATGCAGATGTGGTTTTCGACAAAAAATGTCTATTTATAATAGTTGAAAAAATTCAAATGGGTACAACAAAATGGTCAGATTATAGGTATAACATACGATTCGAAGAATTTAAAATAGAAAGAGAAACGAAAGAATTTTATATTTTTAATAGCAAGCAGAAACTAGCAAAAAGTAAATTTATCGGAATTGTAAATTAATAAAAGAAAACCTCTAACGAGGTTCTTTTTTTGTCTAAAAATTGGTGCTGAAATATGTCTACATTTTCATTTTTTTATATGCTATTATTATATTATACAAAAATAACCCTTTGATTTTTTCAGGGGTTTTATTTTATTTTATTTTGGAGGTTGAGAAGATGAAAAGTAAAATAACGGCTGGATTATTAGCATTATTTTTAGGCGGTTTAGGAATACATAAATTTTATTTAGGTCGTGGCGGTGCAGGATTTTTATATTTGATTTTTTGTTGGACTTTAGTTCCTGCCGTGATTGCTTTTTTTGATGCTATATTTTTATTTTTGATGGATGATGTGATTTTTAATGCGAAATATAACAGGGTGTAATTAAATTATAAATGAGGTGGTGATGTTGGGCGAAAAATTAACACCGAAACAAGAATTATTTGTTCAGGGTTTATTCAAGGGCTTATCTCAAAGAAAAGCTTATAAAGAAGCTTATAATATAGAAAATATGAAAGATAAGAGTATAGATGAAAAAGCTTGTGAACTTGCCAAAAACGTCAAGATTATGTCAAGACTAAAAGAATTACAGCAAGAAACAACAAATAATAACAAGTGGACTATAGAAAAACTAATAGAAGAATTTCAAGATTTAAAAGAAATATGTAAATCTGAAAAACCTTTAAATAGTGGTGAGTATAAGTTTGAAGGTCAAACAGTTGTAAAATCCTTAGAAAATATAGGAAAGTTATTGGGTTATTATACAGAAAAACACAAAATAACTGGAAACATGGGAGTTAAAATAATAGACGATATAAAGGATGATGATGATGATGAGACTGACTAAAGTCATTGCACCATCATTTTACAATATACATGACTTAATAAAACGACAAAAATATGTTCATTACTGGTTAAAAGGCGGTCGTGGCTCTACTAAATCATCTTTTGTTAGCATAGAAATAATACTAGGCATTATGCGAGATGCTGAAAAAGGTCTATACTCAAATGCGGTAATATTGCGAAAAGTAAAAGACACACTCAGGACATCCGTATTCGAGCAGTTATGTTGGGCGATTGAAATATTAGGGGTTGCCGAATACTGGGATATAAAAGAAAGTCCTCTAACATTGACATATAAACCGACAGACCAGAGAGTTTTATTTAGAGGTGCACTATTACAAAAAGATATTAAAAAAATTAAGTCAACAAAATTCAACAAAGGTTATTGCAAATACGTTTGGTATGAAGAAGTTGACGAGTTTTCAGGAATGGAAGAAATAAGAAATATAAATCAATCATTACTTCGTGGTGGTGCTGATTACATTTCTTTTTACTCTTATAATCCACCAAAATCAGTTAAATCATGGGTTAACGAGGAAGCCCAAACAGAACGCATCGACAAATACGTTCATAGCTCAACTTATAAAACAGTTCCTCGCGAATGGCTTGGTGAACAGTTTATTATCGAAGCCGAACACTTGAAGAGGGTTAATCCGACAGCATATCAACATGAATACGGCGGTGAAGTAACGGGAACAGGTGGCGAAATATTCGCAAATGTAACAATTAGAAAAATTCCAGATGACGAGATTATGGAATTTGATAATATATATAGAGGTATTGATTGGGGTTATGCAGTAGACCCATTTCATTATTCGGTAGTTCACTATGATTCGACAAGAAAAAAAATATTTGTATTTTTTGAAATTCATCAAGTACAATTAAGTAATAGAAAGGCAATTGAATTAATTAAATTAGAAAACAAAAATAATGGTATAATAACTTGCGATAGTGCAGAGCCAAAATCAATTAGAGAATTGAAAGATAACGGAATAAGAGTTGTCGGTGCAAAAAAAGGACCCGATTCAATAGATTATGGTATTAAATGGATACAAGATTTAGAAGAAATAGTAATTGATATAGACCGTTGCCCGAACACAGCAAGAGAATTTTTAAATTATGAACTTGAAAAAGACTCTAATGGTAATTTCAAAGGTGAATACCCCGACAAAGATAATCACAGTTTGGATTGTATCCGCTATTCACTAGAAAATTGTATAAATTCAAGAAAAATTAAATATTTAAAATAGAGGTGGTGTGTATAGTTGGCACAAATAACAGATACAGAATTAATTAGTATGCAGTTACAAAGCAATAGTCCAGTTTCGACAGAGGAAATTATAAAAGACCTTATACAAACTGATGTTGCTAGTGAAATAAAACAAGATATGTTTGACGGAACACAATACTACAAATCGAAAAATGTTGTTATTAATGCAAGGGATTTTTCATATTTTTCAAACGGTATGTTGAACAAGGATACTTTTAGAGCCAACAACAAAATTGCAAACGGCTTTTTAAAAGTTATAATTGACCAAAAAATTAATTATAGTTTGTCAAAACCTTTTATAATCAAGGGTGCTGATAATTGTTTGAAGTTATTTGATGTTAATACATTGTTGCGGAAAACTTGCAAGGAAGCAAGTAAAAAAGGCGTAGAGTGGGTACATACTTATATTAATAAAAATGGCGAATTTAAAGTAATTAACATAAGCGGTCAAGAGATTATTCCGATTTACGACAACTCTTTTGATGCTGAATTATTGCAAATAATACGATACTACACTGTATTATTACAGGAAGGCAAGGACACAAAGCAAAGATACAAAGTTGAAGTTTGGGACAAAGAAAAAGTAACTTATTACATGCAGGATAGCAATTCAAAATATTATCTTGATATAGAAGTTGACCCAAATCCAATGTATCACTGGCAGGAAGTTACAACTCAACTCGGAGAACTTACAAAAATTGAAGGTCATGGATGGGGAAAAGTTCCTTTTGTTCCGTTGTGGAATAATGATGAACATACAAACGACTTAGAACAAATAAAGGCACATATTGATATGTACGATATTATTATAAGTGATTTCTCAAATAATTTAGAGGATTTGCAGGATGCAGTTATCAAGCTAAAAAACTACTCAGGCGTAACAGAAAATATGGGCGAATTTCTCGAATATTTGAAAAGATATAAGGTTTTACCACTTGACTCTGAAGGTGATGCAGAATATTTAACAACAGAAATTCCTATTGAAGCTAGAAAAGAAATGCTCTCAATTTTGCGTGATAATATATTTGAGTTCGGACAGGGTGTTGACGTAAATAAAACAGGTGACGGTAATATTACAAACGTTGTTATTAGAAATCGTTATGCAGGACTTGACTTAAAAGCGAATGATACAGAAGCAAGAATAAAAGAATTTTTAAAGGAAATATTTTGGTTTTGTAATGAATATTTAAAATTAACAAGTCAACAACAGGACGATATAAACAAATTTGAGATAACTTTTAACAGGTCATTAATTATCAATCTCAAAGAAACAATTGAAAGCGTTGTTGCAAGTAAGGGAATTATAAGTGACAGAACGGTTGTTGCTAATCATCCGTGGGTTGAGGATGTTGACAAAGAACTTAAAGAAATGGACACCGACAAAGAAAAACAAATGGAATTGCTAGGCGGTGATGATATTGACGATGGAGGATTTAGACAGTCTGACGGAACGACAGGAGAAAAACCTACAAAATCAGCTGATAAAGGTTTATAATGTGTCACTCAAAGAAACAAGGTTTGATTTATTGAGAGCCTATGAAAAATATTCTATTGACGGAATTTTAGACTTTGAAACAATGCAAAAATTTAGTAGGTTGGCAAGCCTTGAAGCTAATATAATTGACCAAATTAAAAATATTTATAATGAAACAGGGGAAATATTAACAAAAAATTTATCGGCTATTTATTTGCAAAATTATTTTTATGTTGGTTTTTTGGCGGAAACAGCAAGCCAAATTAAAATGTCTTTTGCTTTACTATCTCCTGATGTGATAAAAGAACAAATACAAAATCCAATTAGCGGTTTAACGCTTAATGATAGATTGAAAAAAAATAGGAATGAAATTATAATCAGAACTAGAGAACAGTTAACACAAGGTTTAATAAAAGGCGAAAGTATAAAAGATATGTCAACAAGAATAAAAGAATTATACGAATTTGATGTTAAAAAATCAATACGAATAGCACAAACAGAAACAAACAGAGTAAGAAACGCAGGAAAAGAAAAGGGCTATGAAAGAGCAAAACAAAAAGGTGTTGAGTTTACGAAAGAATGGATTGCAACGTTGGATGGTCGAACTAGAGATATGCACCAAAAACTTGACGGAATGTTAGCAGACAAAGAGGGATATTTTACAGTATCAAGATTTAGGGCTAAATATCCTGGCGGTTTTGGGGTTGCTGAAATGGATATAAATTGTAGATGCACGACAAAAGCTAGTTTCAAAGGTTTAGAGTCTATAGTAAGACGTGAAAATGTTGATGGTAAAAACATTATTCCTTATGAAAAATATTCGGATTGGTACGACAACAGAGTTGCAAAGTAACAAACGAGGTTTAAAAGTTTCCTCTCAAAAAAGCAAGCCTTATGCGTGGAGGGTTACACGCTAAAAAAACTAATTAGGAGCGGTGAATAATATGGATTTAAAAGAATTGTTAGGCAAGGAATTATGGGAAAGCGTAAAAGAAAAACTAGGAGATAAGAAGCTAATAATAAATGATGGCTCATATCTACCGAAAGCAAAAATTGACGAGAAAATTGACGAAATAAAATTACTGAAAGAGAAAGTTGACTCTCTCGAAAAGACGTCTAAAGAGACGGAAACACTCTTGAAAGATAATGAAGAACTCAAGAAAAAATATGATGTGTTACAAACGGAAAACAAAACACAACTTGAAGCAAAAGACAAACAGATTGCCAATATAGTCAAAAAGACAGCTTTGACAAAAACACTTACGGAAAAGGGTGCTAAATATCCTGATTTGCTTATGAAAGAGTTTGATATTGATACTTTAGAACTCGATGGCGAAAATGTTAAAAACTTTGAAAGTTTGTTTACTCCGTTGGCAGAAAAATACAAAGATATGTTCCCTGAGAAGAAAATTGAAGGGAAAGACCCTGCAAAGGGCAAAGAAGCGATTGACCCTACAAAGGGCGATTTTGCTTGGATGGATAATATTAAGTAAAACTTAGGAGGTTTTTAATTATGGCAAATTCAATAACATACGCAGTAAAATATCTAAATATGTTAGATAGAATTTACAAAGCTAATTCAGTTACATCAATACTTGAAGCGGATACAAGTAAATATAAATTTTCAAGTGTTCAAGAAAACGAAATAAAAATAAGAAAGTTAGCATTGCAAGGACTAGGCTCTTACAGTAGAGCAAGCGGTTACGATTCAGGCGATGCTACTGTAACATGGGAAACTCACACTTTTGCGGTCGATAGGTCAAAGAAGTTCAACCTTGACGCTATGGATTCGGCAGAAGCTTATCAAACCATTGCAGAATTAGCGGCTGAATTTGAAAGAACAAAAGTTGCTCCTGAAATTGATGCTTACAGATTTGAAAAAATGTGTACTTTATGCGGACTTGATGTTAGTGAAAATTTGACAGACGATACAGCAATTGCGGCAATTGATACAGGTATTCAAACTTTGAATGATGCAGAAGTTCCAGTCGAAGGCAGAGTTTTATTTGTGTCAAATAGCATGTATACTTTGATGAAACAGTCAGGCGAACATGTTAATGTTAGAATGTCACAGCAAAACAATGCAGTTATTAACAGAAATATCGAAATATTTGATGATATGCCAATCGTGAAAGTTCCTGCTGCAAGATTTTATAACAACTTTGATTTTGCTTCAAGCGGTGCGGGTGGATTTACTCCTGCCGCAGGCTCAAAAGCAATCAACTTTATGATAGTTCCAACGCAAGAAATCATTGCAGTTAAAAAGCACGTTGCTCCAAAGATTATAACTCCTGAATTAAATCAATCTTATGATGGTTGGATATTTGCATACAGAATTTACCATGATTTATTCATAGCAGAAAACAGACTTGACGGAACTTACATACATACAGTTGTATAATGACAACTAAGTTGAAACGAAAATGGTTATAACATAACTAATAGGAGGTTAGCAAAATGGCTAATACATTAAAAGGTAAACTAGATAGTATCGGTGACGGTTTATCTAGTATTTCAAGCATATCAAGTGTACTTGGTAGTGGTGCGACTGCTTTATCAGGTTTGACAAGCTCGGCTGATGTAATTAATTCAGCTGCAAGTATTATAGAAAGTACAGCTGCACTTATTGATGATGTATCAGTACAAGTCGATAGCGTTGGAACTCTTACAACAAGCAAAACAGGTAGCGTTGCGACATTAGTAACGAGTGTTGGAACGCTTACTTCAAGCGTAGGAACTCAAGCAGGAAGTGTTGGAACTCTTGTTTCAACGGCATCTAGTAAGGTTGATTCTCAAGGTTTGTTAGTAGCAAGCGTTGGAACTTTGCAAAGTGCTATTGATTCAAAAATTGATAGTGTTGGCGTTAAAAGTTCAAGCGTTGGAACACTAACAACTAGCGTTGGAACACAAGCATCAACATTAATAACAACTACAGTTCCATCAGTAGGTACACAAATCGGAAGTGTTGGAACTCAAGCCAGTACACTTATAGCAACTACAGTTCCAAGCGTTGGTACGTTAGTCGGAAGTGTTGGAACATTAAACAGTACAGCAATAGTAAAAATTGATAGTACAGCATCAAGAATTGAATCAGCCCTCACAAGTATAATGTCGAAACTTGAAGTAATTGACGGTCAAGTCACATAATAGAGGTATGAAATGGGTATATACAACAGAGTTGATGATTTAGAAACATTTGTAGGTATTAGATCAGATATGGCAAATGATGAAACATTATTAGGATATCTTAATTCCTTATATCAGCATGTACATAATCAAGCCAAAGTATATCCAACTTTGGCTGATGGTATATTGGTACAAGGTGGAAGTGGTGCGTGGCAGTTAGGAAATTTTGTTCAAATTATTCCTGCAAATCAAATAACGACTCCTTTTGATATACATTACATCAACTTTGAGGGTGCAAGTGCAACAGACACATATGAATTTGTATTGTATAAAGGTTTGTTAGGTGAGGAAATAGAAATAGGAAGAATAAGGACTGACAGAGAATCAGCAACGAGTGGAATTACAAACGTACCGATTCAAATTCCTGCACAACTTGAAAATACTAGAATAAGTTGTAAATTAGCAAGTAAATCAGGCAATGATAATGTTACAGTATCGGTTTATTATCATATTTACGTTTAAATTATAAAACGAGGAGGTTATTACATGATAATTTGTCACATTGCCCCATTTGCACCTAATAGGTGTGGGCTTTATGAAGCCAGTCGAGATATGGCAAGGGCTGACATAGTCGGTAATAACCAAATTATTTTTATTGATGCAGGGATAACCATTAATGGGGTTCGAGAAGAGCCAGTAATTGGTGGTGTTGATGATAGAGCAGGGTTTAAGTTGGTAACGGCTGACCCTACTCTTATCAATATTGCTGATATAATAGTTTTACATACAGGTGTTCCTGACAATTGGCTAGTAAAATGTCAAGCTCCGATTATTTGGGTAATTCATGGCAGACCTTTAGCCTGTTTTCGTCCAGAACTTCAAAACAAAACAAATTCTTACAGCTTATATCAAAATATCGCACAATGGCAACGTTCAAAAAAAATGGTTCATTTTTGGGAAGAACATATTCCTCATTGGGACATATTTATTCCTCAAGAAAAACAATATTGTTTTGACTATCCTGTTATTGATGAAAATAGATTTAATAGTAACGGTCAAACTCACACATTGACAAATAAAGGAAAATATAACATCCTTATTTGTGATAGTAGCAGAGAAGATATTGACCTTTACGAACTTGTAATCGGTTGCATTGAAGCCGTCAAGGTTATTCCAGATTTAAAGTTTCATTTTTATGGTTTTGACTTTCCCATTCCGAATTGTTGGAATATCGTGCTAGGTAAACTCAAAGAATTAGGTGGTTTGGGTGATGTATCAGGCAGAGTTGGGAACATGGAACTTGTATATCGGTCATGCGATTGCTTAATAAGTCCAAACAGAATTATAACAAGAACAATAGCAGAAGCATTGAGTTGTGGGATACCTGTTATTTCTGAATTAGGTTGTAAAGTTGCAGATTATACATGTAACATGGCAAACACAAAAGACGTAGTTGAGGCTATACAATTATTTGTGAATGATTTTGACAATAATAGACACAAAGACGGAGTTCTTGAAAGAGCAAAACTTTTCAATATGAAAAATTATTCTCAAAAAATGAATAAGATTTATGAAGAGGTGTTAAAATGATTGCAACATTGACAGAAATTAAGGAACTATTGAAAATAACAAATACTACAAATGATACTATGATTGATGCTCTCATTCTAATTATTCAGGATGATATTTTATCATTTTTGCGGAATAAGTTTTTGACTGAAATAGAAATTCAAGAAAATACAATTAGTTTTACCGGTAATTCGATTTTAGATTCCGGCAGTGGTTTTGTCAATGCAGGGTTTGTAGTTGGTGATATAGTAGTTCAAGATAGCAAATTAAACAATAATTTTTATACAGTTACAAACGTTACAGCAGGAACATTGACGGTAAGTGAATTACTATACATCGAAACAGCAGAAAACACAATAAAAATAAATCAAGTGATATTTCCCTCTTCATTAAAATTAATAATGGCAAACATGATAGGTTTCACTATGAATAATAAGCATGGCGTAAAGTCGGAAACATTCTCAAGGTATAGTGTAAATTATGGAAGTGACATATCAAGTCTTATAAATGGTTATCCTGATACAATTACAAGACCACTTTTGAAATATAGGAAGGTGTATAATGATTACTGATTACTATACTCAAAGCATTGTAATTCAACGTGCTATAAAAACTAAGGTATCAGGGCGAACAGCTGAAACTTGGTCAACTCATTTAACTATAGATGGATATATTGATTTTATTAATGGCAAAGAAACAACGAAAAGTAATAAAATTGTTGAAGATGGAACACATGTATTAATGACGGCTAGCGGTCAAGATATAACAAATAATGACAGGGTTTATTATAACAGCGAAATATACAGAATATTAAGCGTTGACACAGTTTTTGGACATCACTCCGAAATAATTTTAGAAAAAATAGGGGTTGATAATTAATGTTTGAGTCAAATATAAGGCAAGTACAAGAAGAGTTAAGACAAATGAAAATAAGAGCATTGACACAAATAGGCTTGTATGTAGAGGGTGAAGCTAAATTGCGTTGCCCAGTTGATACAGGAAATCTGAGAGGAAGTATTGATAATAAGGTAATTGAATCGGATTTGTCAGTTATAATAGGTACAAATGTCGAATATGCTATATATGTTGAAAAAGGAACTAGAAGGCAAAGAGCAAAACCTTATTTAACGCCTGCGGTTGAGGAAAACATAAACAATATTAGAACAATTGTCGAAAGGAATGGTTTAAATGGTTAATTTGTTCAATGCGATTTATGAACAGCTAAAAAACTTTAGTGTTGAATCTTATAATGGCAAAGTTCCTGATGATGCCATATATCCTTTTATTTCGTATAATATTGTTAATTCGGTTGACATTGATGGTTGCGAGTCAGGAAGTCGAGAAGATTTTATTCTTGAAGTTGATGTTTGGGATAATACAAGCGACACATTGAGAATTGAAACGCTTGTAAACAATATTGACAATGCTATTAACAGAATTAGATATAAAGACAGTAATATATTTGCATGTTTTTACAGGATAACAAGACTAAATTTGCCAGACCCTGATGAGAATTTGAGTCGTTGGCAATTGAGATATAGAGTCCCAGTTTGGCATAACTTCACAACTTAAAAAACTAATAGGAGGAATTATTATGAATGCAGTTACAACAGCACAAATAAACAATATTATGTTAGATACTGGAGTTGTCTATATAGACTATGGACAAGTCGGAGAAAGGGTACTTGCACCAACCAGAGGCGGTTCAAATTTCACGGTTGAGCAGGATGTTCGAGAAATTGAAAGGGATGGAGCATTAGGTAAAGAAAAAGGATTGAGAAGAGTTATAAAAGAAAACGCAATGTTAACAGTCAAATTTATGGACATGTCAGTTGCTAATCTTAATATGATGTTAAGAGGTTCAACGTTAAACAGCGTGACAATTTCTAGTACTGAAACAGGAACAATTGCATCAAGTGAGTATTTTACAAATGTTACTTGGATTGGTACAGATATGGAAGGCAAAAACAAGGTTATAACGTTGTTTAATGCTATGTCTGATAACGGCTTAAAAGCTGATTTTACCGACAAAGACGAATCAGTTTTAGAGGTTGTATTTTCGGCACATCGTGACCCAACGGATTCCACTCCTGCATGTTACACAATAGTTGAAGTTGAAGACCCAAGTCCAGATTTGACAGGGTTATCAGTTACAACGGCAACTTTATCTCCTGCATTTGTTGGCACTACTTATGAGTATGTTTCAACAGTTGTAAATGGTACAACAAGTGTAACAGTTACTCCTACTTGTGCAACGGCTGATAGCATAACTGTAAACGGAACTACAGTTGTAACGGCACAAGCATCAGGAAATATTGCACTTGCAACGGGTGTTAACGTAATAACAGTTAGAACGCTCAAAGCAGGCAAAACAACAACTACATACACAATTAGAATATCAAGAGCAAGCTCATAAAAGATTTAAAATAAAAATAAGAAGGTGATAGTTTGAAGATTGGCGATATAGTAATTTATACAACAAAAGAAGAAATAAAACTTCCTGCTATAGTCGTAAATGTTAGCGATGTAGAAAACAGAATAGTTGATTTGCAAGTGTTTACAAATTGTCTAAATAGTATGTCAAAAGCTAATAGTTATGATGAAAGAATGAAGCCTACGCTTTGGAAAACATCAATATTATTTGACAAAGACGGAAAAACTGAAACATGGAATTATTTAGACGTTCCACAATCAACTATTAAAGCCAAAAAAGAAATAAAGGACGATAGCAAAGACTAGGTTAAATTAAAATAATTGGGGGTGTAATTACACTCCCTTTTATTTTAAAATGCCTTAAAAACGATTCTATGGAGGATGAAAAAAATGAGAAAACTAAAAACAGCGGATATATTTGCAATTTCTAAAATTTTGAAAAAAATTAACATTAAAATAGATGCAGAAGGAAAATCAGAAGTCCAATTTGGATCTGAATTATTACTAACAGCTTTTGAAAATTTACATCTAGCAGAATATGAAGTTAACGAGTTTTTTGGAAGTCTAACCGGAATGACAGCAAATGAATTTTCTGAATTAGAATTTGAAAAGACTTTAGAAATTATAAAAGAATTTAAAGAAACATCAGGGATAGAAAGTTTTTTCAAATCAGCAGGTCGATTGACAACGAAACAATAATTGACTTGCTTTTGAATAGATACAGTAATATTGATTATATAATGTGTTTAGATTGGCAAGATGGAATAAATCAAATAAATAAAGCAGTTGAAAAAATTACAGAACAAAAAGAATGGGAAATGTGGCTAACTTTATATCCAGATATGGACAAAAATAACTTTATGTCATTTGAAAAATTCAGGCAAAAAGGCAAAAGGCAATCGGTTGAAAATAATACAAGTGATGAAGATATATTAAAAAAAGTTGCAGAAATAAAGCGAGTTCATCAAATGAAGTTAAGAGGTGGTGAATAAATGGAGTTATTTAGATTGTTTGGTCGAATATTTGTTGATGACAATAATGCGAATCGACAAATACAAAATATTGATAATCAAGCAAGACGAACATCAGGAACTTTTGAAAATATGGGAAGGTCGGCTAGTGGACTTGGTTCTGTGATGAAAAGTGCTTTCTCTTTTGCTGGTGGTATGGCAATATTTCAAGGGGTTACGGAGGGCATCAAGGCGAGTATTGGTGCAGGATGGGAATTTAATAAAAGCATTGAAGATACAATGTCAAACTTTACTACAATGTTAGGGTCGGCATCAGAAGCTCAAAAAATGTTAGCAGACATAAAAGACTTTGCAGCAAAAACTCCATTTGAATTAACAGACCTTGCAAAAGGTACTCAAACACTTTTAGCATTTGGTACAGAGTCGGAAAAAATAATGCCAACTTTAAAAATGCTTGGTGATGTCAGTTTGGGTAATAGCGAAAAATTTAGTAGTCTAGCAGTTGTTTTTGGACAAATACAAAGTACAGGGCGATTGATGGGCGGTGATTTATTACAATTAATAAATAACGGTTTCAATCCATTACAAGTTATATCACAGCAAACAGGTGAATCAATGCTACAATTAAAAGATAAGATGGAAAAAGGCGGTATTAGTGCCGACATGGTAACAAAGGCTTTTGAAAGTGCAACGGCTAAAGGTGGTCAATTTTATAATAGTATGGATAACGCAAGTAAAACATTTTCAGGGCAAATGTCAACACTGAAAGATAATATTGCAACAACGTTCGGTGCAGTATTAGAGCCACTTTTTAATAATGCAAGTGGGAATATTATTCCAAAACTGAACACAGCTTTTACTAACTTAGGAAATTGGATACGTGAAAACATGCCAATTATTCAAGCTGATATTAGTAGTGCTTTTAGTGGTTCCGGAAAAGTAATTGAATGGTTATCTGTTAATGTTTTACCAACTTTACAAGAAATATTTAAAGTTTTCATGGACTATATAAAAAATTATGTTCTGCCTACATGGACTCAAATATTTAATTTTCTTTCCGATGTTATTATTCCGAAATTAGCAGATGCTTTTTCAACATGGTTTCCAAAAATTAAAGAAATCATTGAAAATCTTTGGATAATTATAAAAATTATACTAGACCAAATGAAATTAAATTTTGAGACAGTTTTTCCTTACATCAAAAATGTTGTTATTATTGCTTTTGACGGCATAAAAATAGCGGTTAATTTATTATTAGGTGTTTTAGGTGGTTTAATTAAATTTATAACAGGAGTTTTTTCTGGTGATTGGTCAAAGGCATGGCAAGGTGTAAAGGATATTTTTAAAAGTGTTTTTGATGCAATAACAACGATATTTAGCAGTCAAATTGAATGGTTAACATCAAAAATAGAATGGGTGTTATCAAAGATTTCATCCTTAAAAAATACTATAAGTAGTGTTAGTTCTTATTTAACTGGTGCAACTTCTATTATTTCTGGTAAACGTGCTTCGGGTGGAAGTGTTCAAGCTAATAAAACTTACTTGGTTGGGGAGAGAGGGCCTGAATTATTTACTTCAAATCAATCAGGAACAATCATTCCAAACAACAAACTTTCAGGCGGTGGCAACACAATAATTAATGTAAATGTATCAGGTAATTCTTTGATGAATCCAAGTGACGGCGATATTTTAGGAGACATGATAGTGGGAAGATTAAAACTGTTAGGGGTGACGTAAAATGTCAAGAACTTATTTTGTTGGTGCTGATGCAGTTTACGTTTCACCTAACTGGACAATTTCGAGTAAAATTAATGCAAGGTCAACACTTAATATTGAGGTTGTGGATAAGTTATCGGCAACAATTACAAACGGCAAATCATTTACTATTTATAACGGCGTTGATGTGTTGTTTCAAGGTATTATAGTTAATATCGACACAAAAGAAATATATCCGAGTTATCTACAGTATTCACTTTCAATTGTGGATAACTCTGCAATTGCAGATAAAAGAATTATTGCAAAAGTGTACGAAAACGAACTTGCAGGCGATATTGTTAAGGATTTAATAACTGTAATCTTAGGCGAAGAGGGAATAACAGAAGGAACTATTCAAGACGGTATAACTATTGAAAAGGCAGTATTTAATTACATTAAAGTATCTCAGGCACTTGATTATATAAAGAATGTAACAGGCTATATTTGGAATATTGACAATGATAAGAAATTACATTTTTTTGCAAGGTCAACAAATACGGCATCATGGGAATTAACAGATTTAGTTCAACATTCAAAATTTACTCAAAAAACCGAAATGGACACTTACAGAAATACGCAATTTGTGAGGGGTGGAAAAGGAAAAACGGCTACACAAACAAATGAAACTCCCTCTCCAAAACCTGACGGCGAATCAAGAAATTTTGTTTTGAGATTTCCAGTTGCGGAAGCTCCGACGATTGAAATTAATTTGAATAGTGGCGGTTGGGTAGCAATTGCAACAGGTGATGTCGGAATAAATGGATTAAACACAGGTAAGAAATGGTATTACAGCTATGGAAGTAATATATTAACTCAGGACAGTACACAGACAGTTCTTGCGACAGTGGATGCGATAAGAGTTACTTACATAGGATTGAGAAATTTGTTTACAAAAGTCGAAAATCTAATTGAAATTGATGCAAGGGCATTAATTGAAAGTAATACAGGCATCTATGAAAATATGGCAATTGAAAAGTCAATAACGGAATCGGCACAGGCTCTACAGTTTGGAAATGGACTTCTTGAAAAATTCGCAGAAATTAAAGATAAGGTAACATTTTCAACGGAAGTTGCAGGGCTTGAAGCAGGGCAATTATTGACGATTACAAAGACATTATATTCTATCTCTGATACATTTTTAATTGAGTCTATTAATATTAGACCAAGGGACAATCTAAGTATTGAGTATACAGTTACATGTCTTGATGGTGTTTGTGTTGGCGGTTGGGAAGAATTTTTCAAAACTCTAATAAAAGACTCAAGAGACTTTTCTATTCAGGAAAATGAGGTCCTGATATTATTAAACAATGTAACAGAAACAGGAAGCATTGAAGGAAGCATTGACGTTGATATATTTAATGCTCTTTATCCTGCAAATGACTTGTATCCTGCAAATAACTTGTATCCAAATAATTTAGTAGCAAGCGAGGTGACATTGAGTGATTGATAATATTGGTATAAGTGGCTCTTATGATATAATTGTAAATGGTAAATATGTTGAAACTGTAAAAAATAG